TTTATTTGTTTGATCTGATCTTCTAATTCTGTAATTTTTTTATTAGCTTGATCTAAGTCTTGTTGTGAATGTTCTAATTTTTGTAAGCATCTTTTATTAGCAGAGTCCTTAGACTTGCCAGCATCTTGTAGCTCAGCTACTTCTTGCTTTAAGATACGAACTTGATCTTTATATTCGTTAATTAAATCTAAGTTGTCTGACATTACTTCTTTTTAAAAGTAGAAACACCCTTGATCCCTAGAATTGTAGAAAATGCACCAACTACTAGAGCTTGGTAAAACATTGGTAAATTTGCAAACTTATTAAAAAATATATCTATCTTTTGTTGTATATCTGGATCATCACTAAATACTGACCAGGCTAAAAGCAAGAGAGGGATGCTGATTAATATAAGACAGAATTCGTCTTTCCAATCCCCTTTATGACTTTCAATAACAGCTCTTTTAAATTCAACTTCACCAGTAGCCATACGTTCAGCTAACTTTAGTTCAGCAACAGACTCTAACTCTTTAGTTTTTCTTCTGTTTGCTGCAATACTCATTCCAGTTTTAATCATGCCTGGAACTAACTTAGATGCTAGACTTAACCACATTATGCCTCCTTTGCTGCTCTCATTTTACCAGCAAGCTTACCAGCTCTAGCTGGAGTTTGTTTTGCCCATAAACTGTCAAGCATTTGAAAACTAGCTTCACCATAATCTTCAGTGTCTAGTGCTTTCCACATATTTTTAAATTTAGATACACCACCCTCACCTATTTGGTACACCATGTTAATAATAACTTCTTTAGCTGTATTATTAATTGGTCTATCACCAATAAGTCTTTCGGCAGCTTCTAGTGTTCTTTGGAAATCTCTTTCAAATACAAGCTCACCCTCTTGTTTAGTGTATTCAATACCATGTTCATATTCATCATCAGGTGTAATCTTATGACCATAAAATATAGTATCAAAACCCTCTGAGCATTTGTAAATCTTATTTACATAACCCTCACAAAGTTTAATTTCTTCTTTTACTTCTTCGTACATTAGTTTTCCTTGTTAGATTTGTTGTGAATACAATCCTATAATACCAAACCTTTGAATAAACTTTTCTGCAAAAACACTCTATTGCTAAGATTATTTTTTCTAATATTTTCATATTGTTCTCCTAACACTGACAACCCTCACAGTTACATAGCTCCTGGTCAAATTTGTTTATGTGCAAGTCGTCTTTGCAATGGCAATCACATTTACAATCTTTGCATTTCTTTTTTCTTTTCTTTGTTTTAGGTTTTGGAAAAAATACTCTGTCTAAATGTTCTGAAAATGTATCTAGCCAACCAAAAAATGTGTATAAAATTCTATCTATCATTTTGTAATTTCTTTCTATCGTATAACTTTTTGCTCTTAATAATTTTTTTGGAAAAATGTTTTAGTTGCCTAGCAACAGGGTTACGTTTCTTGTTTGCCTTACGCATTAATCTAAACTTGAAATACTTGTTATTTTTTTATTACCTGAGTATTCATCTATGATTACAGTTGCCTTAACCCTAGTGCATTGATATTTAGCATTACTACTTCTCTCAGCAACTCTTTTCATTTTTAAGCAAGTTGCCATCTTTTGATCTTGAATATACAAATGTTCTTTTAATACAGATGGCTCTCCTAAAAACATTAATAAACTAATGACTATTTCCATTGCCATTTTCCCTTACTTTGTCTTTTAATTTTTCAATATCTGTTAATGCTTTTTCTAATTGTTTTTCTAAATGTTGCAGCATTACTTGATTGTGAATATTTTTATTTAATAATTCTGTGTGTTGATCGGTAGTTTTGTAAAGTTCTTCTAGGAGGATGTACTGCTCTTTATCTACAGTTGTCTGTTCACTTGCTTTTAGTAAATCAGCGTTCATCAATTCTCTTGATGTTTCTAAAGATGTAAGTCTTGCTGTAATTTCAGTATAGGCAAATATACCCATTGATACTCCAACAATTATACCAACCATATTTTTGATTGGCATAGCAACAGATGTGTTTTCACTAACTTTCATATTTCGTTACCATGATCTACCATTACAATTTTAATACCTAGTTTCTTTTGCTTAGCAGTAGGTGTACGCCAAATTTTTCTGCGATACGATTTTTTGTGCTTACGATAAGTGTTTGTTTTTATGTCAAGCAAAGTAACTTGTCCTGTTTGACTTACTGCAACTAAATCAAATGGACACTGTGGATCACAAGCCTTTGCAACCCAATAACCTTTTTTAGTTAGGTTTGCTATCTCTTGGTATTCACCAATTGTGCCTTTAATATTTGTACTTAGCTTAGTATGTTGCTCAGGAAGTTTAACAGTGAACTTAGACTTATTGTGGCTATCACCCATAGAAACCTATAAACATTATCTACCTTTTTCTCTAAGTGAACTAAGTGATTGTCTTTAATCGTACTTATCTTGTTGTGAATTAATTTAATCTCACCTTGTAGCTTAATTATCTCATTAGCATTTTTCTGTGATTGTGTAGCCATTATTCCAACTCATCTGTGCCAATAGTTACAGTTCTTATTAAAGTAACAGCTTTGTTTTTATTTTTCCAATTTTGAGCTAAATCTATAAACGCATCAATACCTTCTTTACTTACAAGAGCTTCTGCAATTTCTGTTGATGATTTACTATATGCTCTTTCGCTAAACCATTTTTTAATACCAGTAAATCCAATACCCTCTATTACATCTAAAGGTGTTTTACTTAATTGTTCTTTAGCACCTATGTTTGTGGCAGTTGTAGAACCTACTTTACCACCAGCTCCACTAGCTTTTAAAACATTAGCAAAAGAAGTTACTGCCTTTTGAACATCAGATTTTCTAACATTTTTATTTTGTGTTAATGCTAACTGATACATTACCTCAGTAAAGTTTTCTTTGTTTCTAGGTGTTTTTAATATTGCGTTATAAAAATTAGTACCAGTATTTAGACCTCTATTCATATTATCTATAGCTGCTTTGTTAAAAGCATTGTTAAAGAAATCACTTGCTATATTTTCCCAAGCTCCCTCAACACCACTTTTATTTACAGCTGTAGCTAACTTTTGTATATCTGTTGATCTTACATTTGGTGATGTAATATATTTATAAATATTTGCATTTGTCTTAGCACTTTCAATCCACTTACCTTTTTTAAGATCATTAAACAACTCTGTTACAGATCCTTTACTTAAAGGTTTTTCAAAAGTTTCAGAAAATACTTTGTATTTATTATTAGCTTTTACCCAATCTTTATTAGTTTTTAATAATTCTTTTAAAACATTTTTAGCTTCTTCATAACTTTTTGCAGAAGTAAAATTTTCGTTTTTAGCTGATTGAATACCACCATCTCTTATATCTTGGTAAATTTTATTTATCACAGAGCCTTTACCATTTGATTTTCCAATAGCGTTAGCTTGTCTTGTTAAATATTTTGCAATATCATCAGGTGCTTTTTCAGCAACTTCTAATAATGCTATTTTTACATTATCTACAGATTGTGAGTCAAAGAAACTTTTATTGAAGTTTTCACCACCAGATTTAAGCCACATTTTTGATCTTTGTTGATCTAATTGTAAAGCAACTTTTTTTATTTGTTCGTTAATACTGCTGCTTGTAATTAAACCTGAGTCAGGCAATAAGCCATTAGCTTTACCCCAGTTGGTAATATAATTTTTTAATTCTTGTGGTCTGTTTTTCCAGTGTGAGTCTAATACTTTATTACCGATAATGTTTGCATTAGTAGAACCCTCTAATTTTAATATAGATGCAGATTCTGTTGCCTCACCAGTAGTAATATTAAGACCATATTTTCTAGCATCTTTTTGTATTTTTTTTGCGTTATTTATTGTCTTTTGATCTGGTATAACATTTTCAATCACACCAGCTAAATTACCTTTTCGTAGTGCAAGCACATCTAAAATAACATTACTAGCAACACCAACACCAGTACCCATACCCTCACTTTGCAAAGTTTGTGTAGCAGTTTCATCTATCAAACCACTTGCACCACCAGTACCCATTAAAACTGTTTTAGCTTTTGGTGTTTTAGCAAGTAATCCAAATGGCATATATTCACCCATTACACCAGTAAATGCACCAACATTTGTTTTAGCTTCGTAGTTTGCAGCATTATTTAAAAAGTTTTCGTTTATGTATTTACCAGGTCTAAATTTTTCAATTTCAATAGGTAATTTGCTTTTTTCAATAATTTCATTTTGGTCAGCTTCTGACATACCAGATGCAGTAGCTATTTTTTTAAATACAAAATCTTTACCAGTATCAACAGCATCTAAAAGCATAAAAGGTAAATCTATTATTTGTACTGCACTGCCAACAAATTTATTAGAAAAACTTAATAAAGGATCTACAGCTTGTTCCATAGTAGATAAATCTTGGTTTTCTACTAATTCAGTATTAATGTTTTTTTGATCTGATGGTAAAAGTTTCTCTGCTTCTTTTTCAACTTCAATAGTTTTATAATAATTAGATAAAAAATTTGACATTATAAACCAGCTCCTGTTTTACCTTTGATATACATTTCTAATATTTCTTCCCAATTTTGATTAGGGAATTGTATGTTCATGAGTTCAATTGCTTTTTCTGGTGAGTATTGATAATCAACTTTATATGACTTAAACATCTCATCTAAATATTCACCACTTGGCTTGATTTTATTTTTTAAATATTTACCAAATCCCTCAGAATAAACTCTTTCGCCATCTTTAATTTCATAAACTTTTCCACCATCTGCTTTGTATTGTTTAGCTTTTTCAATTAGTTCTTTTTGAATTCTAATTTGATTTTTCATCTTAGCTCTATATGCAGCTGGAGTATCTTTAGCACTAGGTATAGAAGCTTCTAACCATGCAATCTCTTTTTCACCAGCAGCAACACCAGTAATTTCTTTTCTGTATTGGTTGAAATATTGCAAGTTACCTTGTTCCCATGTGCTATATCTTCTTAAATAAGCAGCATCATCATCGCTTAACTTTACACCAGCTTTGTCTAGTAACTTAATTTTTTGGTATCTTATTTTTCCGCCATAAGTTAAAAACTCATCTTCAAACATTACTTCAGTAGCTTCTAACTGACCAAGTAAAACTTCATTTCCTCTAATATCTTTTTCTATTTTATTTTTTGTTGTATTAGTTAAACCACTTACATTATCTGCTGATACTTTTTGTTCAAACTCTGTGTAGTTTTGTTTTAGTAAATTTTCTAATTTAGTAATATCTTCTGGATTGCCTAAATTTAAACTTACAATATCTTTACCATCAGGTGATTTCATTGTTATTAAATCAGGCTTTAATGCTTTAACTGGTTTGCTTTGAAATTTTTCTGGATTATTTGCAATGACACTTGCTTTTTCATATCTGAATCCACCCTTGCCATCGTTAAGAGTTGGATCAAAAATTTCTTTTAGATTTGGTTTTTGTGCTGTAAATTTATTTTTTTTTAACCACTCTAAAGGAAAAGCTTTAAATAATGCTCTTTGATCTTCTGGTACTTGTGACTCATATTCTTTAATTAATTTCTTTTTTTCTTCTTCCTTTTCCATAGCATTAAACATTGCAGCTGTTTTCATGCCTTGTGTAAGCATTGGTAGAGCTGCACCAGGATTTTGACCTGATAGTCCAGCAGTTAATAAACCAATACCACCTAATACTTCTGGTGAGTATAGTAAGCCTTTAAAAGGTGAGTCTGCCATTATAATAGTCCTTGTTCTTTAAGATAGTTGTAATAGATATTGCTTGCTGACATATTAGCATTGTAGCCAAACTGACTTGCATTAGATGTCATGTTCAATGTTTGAGCTAAGTCAGCTTTTGCTTGATCGTAGCTAGCCATAAAATTATTTGAAATACCAAGATTATTTGATCCCATATTATTAAAATAATTATCAACTTGTGAAAATGGATTAGGATTATTTATTAAATTACTTTCAGTTACGTCTTGTGGATTGTCAAAAAAACTAGATGGATCATTTTCGTTTCTGTTATCATCATTATTAAATTGTTGAAAATAATCTGTTTCGTTTTTTAAATATTTATATTCAGCTGAGTCTTTATTAGTAACATTATTAGGATTCCAATTTTTACCAGTACCTAATTCGTACTCTTCCC